CCAGAAATTAATCAAGGTTTTACCTCAACTATGGGGGCAGATGTATGGTTTTGGAATAGTATTGAAAATACACTTACCCTTAAACAAACTGTTACAGGCTCTGATGGTTCAGTATCTACACAAATTAGAGATATAAATGACCATGACCCTAACAGAGCGGGAAACGGTGGTACATTTACAAACTATACGAATATTTATACTCAAGGCTCAAACACACAAACAGATTTTACAATAAGAGCAGAACTATATAATGAAACAGCAGGCACAACTTATGATAACTACCATCGTGGGCCAGATGTAGATAATGTTACATTAGATATTAGTTATACTTACATACCTCCTATAAGTGTAGAAACACAAGATATTATAGATGATATTGATACAGATATAGTAGATATAATAGAAGACATACCAGATGATTTTAATTGGTATGAAGAAGACTTACCTATATTTGAAATACCTATAGAAGAAGAAGTATACTTCGATGATGATATGGGTTGGGAAGACGATTTTTATATACCATTTGAAGATATAGAAACAGTTTATATAGAAGAATTACCTCCAATTATGGAAGAATTTGAGATGGAGGTTTTTGAAGAGATGGATTTTCAAGAGATGCCAAGTATGGAAGAGGTATTTTTTGAAGAAGATTTTACTATGGAACCTCCACCTATGATGATAGAAGAGGTATTCACAGAAGAATTTGAAGAGGATTTTACTGAATTTTTAGAAGAGACTGGCATGGAAGAAGAGTTCATGGAGTTTCTAGAGGATGAAGGCATTACTGCCGAAGAGTTTTTTGAAGAGATAACTGAGGAGGAGTTCAATGACGAACTTACTGAGGAATCTTTTGAAGAGTTTGAGGAACCGATGGAAAGTCTCACAACGGAGGAAGAAAGCGTTCCAACGATTGAGGAGAATGAAAAAGAAGCAATGGAGGATACTACAGAATCAAAACCTGTAGAAAAAGAAGTAGCAAGTAATGAACCCGAAAATGAAAAACAAAAAGAACCAGAAAAGGAAGAACCCAGTAGCGAAAGCTCTGAGGAGTCCGATGTACAACCAGAAGATAGTGGAGAACAAGAAGATGTACAATCGGAAGAGCCAAAGCAGGTGGACAGTGAAGACCGGGTTATTACAGATGTTAGAGATACCGAAACTAAATTAAAGAAAAATTTAAAAACAATAGCTAAAAGAATAGCACAAGTAACAAAAGAAACAACTCAAAACTTATCAAAAGAGGATTTATTTTTTAAAGATAATAGTCTCGATGCATATAAAGAAATAGCTTTCTATTCTGCAAAAGAAATATACGAAAGCACTAGCTTGGGATTATTTTTACAAGTTGATTTATCTTCCTATTCGGGAGATATTTATATGGGAACTTCGCTTAATTCCTATAAAAACAATGACCCTGTTGAGATACATAGGGTTAAATTACTAAGTATTAACAAAGCGAAAAACAAATTATTAGCTGAATTGGAGGCATTAAAACAATGAAGATAATGGATAAACTTAGCACATATGCGGCACTTTTAGGTGTTATTGGGGCAATAGGAGGGGGATTTTACACTTGGGGCCAGTTTAATTCACGATTAGATGCAATAGAATCTACACCCGCAGTTAATTTAAACCCGCTAAAAGAAAAAGATAAAGAATTAAATGCAAAAGTAGATAGTGCTTTACTCTATGCAAATGAATATAAAGTAGATTTAATTGATAGAATTGCAAAAGTAGAAGAGAAAATACAACCTGTTGATTTAACTTCTGTATTTGCACAAATTGCTAAAGTAAGAGAAGAAATAGCAATGCTTGATATACCAGAAGAAACAAATTTAACTGAAGTCTACGAACAAATATCTAGTGTAAAACAATCTATAGCGGGTATAAACATACCTAATATTGATGGTCTTAAGAAAGATATTAAAAAAATTAATGAGTCATTATCTGAGATTGAAAAGAATATTGCTATAGCACTAAAAGAAAATGAATTACAAGATATACAGTTAGAAGAAATAAAGTTAAAATCTACTAACCCGTTAGGAGGGTAGATGATTAAAATAGCAATGGCAATAATAATAACTTCTATGCCAAATTGGCCATCAGTAAGATATCAAGGATACATATATCCAGATATGGATACATGCTTGTCATCTACTGAATTATATGTAGAGCAATTTAAAATGTATGCTGATAGTCAAGGAGACCATGATGCACACTTTGATTCTTTATGTTTTGAAGTAGACTCATACCCTATAGAAGGGTTTAACCAATTACAGTTAGGAATTTAATTAGTTAGTTTCTGACTATCCTTAATCATTAAATTAAACACCCCGGAATAGTAATCTAACATAGATGCTATTACCGGGGTGTTTTCGTATTCGGGGTTCCATTTATCCATGGCTTCAGTAAAATCAATAGGATTTGCTAACTCCGTTTCTAGTATTAACAAACCTTCTTTTGTTATCTTTACTTTAAAACTAGCTATTACAGTATCATTCATCTAATACATCATTTATATTATCTCCCCTAATTTTGCTATACTTCTTATTGAACTTTGCACTTGATAGACTAGTAACATCTTCTCTAAATTTAGCTACTATTTTCTTTTCTTTCTTTTTCATATTTTCAAACTCTTCATCTTTAGGAAAAAATATAGGAGTACCTGTTTCCTCTTTTTTTACTACTGGTTTTTCTCTAGCTAATCCTAATTCCATAATTTTAAATAACTCCTCATGTGTATAAAGTATTTGTGTTTCATTACTAAAGTTAACTTCCCAATCATTCTTATCTATATCATCTAATTTTCGTATCTTAACTATTTTAGTTTCCATTATTCTCTCCCTTTTTAAATTGTATTTCACCCGCTATAGCACCATAGGCCGCCATATCAACATAAGTATCTTTTGTTCTTTCACCTAATTTAGTTCTAGCAACTTTAAGTAAGCTCATCATAATAGCTACATCATGTGCATCTACTTTAACATCTAAGTATGCACTCCAAAGTTTTGCTATATTATCGTGGTTCTTTACTTTATCTCCGTAATCTTTTTGACGCTGACCGCCTACTAATTCTAATGCTTTACTAAGTAATTCTTTTGTTATAGTCATTGTGTAGATACCAAATCTGTTAAAGAAACCAGATAACCTTTAGATGTTCTATGGTCGCCACCAAGAGTGGTAGGGTATTTATTGTACACCTTTTTACGCAATCTGTCAAGAGGAATCTCAATAGAAAACAAATGTTTATCCTTTTTATCCACTATTTTAAATATCCAAAGGTTAGCCTTACTGGTTGTTATACCACTACTTTTACCTCTAGACTCATATTCAACGTATACATTACCTGTTTTATGTGCTAATCTATCTGTTTTAAGCTCATAATCTAGTCTAGACTCCATAACAAGCTTCTCATGTTTCTTGCCATACTTTAAGTCTTTACTAAATTTTGTAATAGAAAAATCATGTGACTTTAACTTTTTAATACTACTAGATTTATTCTCTTCTATTTTGGTCAATGTTTTTTACCCATGTCTATTTGTTCTATGTCTGTTTCTAATAATTCTGTTGTTGGTTCTTTTCCGGTAGATTGTAATTCAACCACCTTATCCATAATAGCCATTTGACCTAGTTGTACTAACTTATCTAAATCAATCTCTAATGTTTCCATTAAACCTTTTAAAACATAAAAAGTAGAATCAACAGGTTTAGATGGGTCAGTTGTATCATAAGCAACTACATTAAAACTACCATCACCTTTTGGTTTAAGTATTAAGTAAAACCTATCGGGTAATAAAGACATTTTTTCACTTTCATCAATAAACTCGTTTATCTCAACCATTCTTTAGGAATCCTTTTCTCTGCCCATAGTATTTTATTCTTATCACACCATTGACCATAAGTTGTTTTACTCGATTTGTTAAGTTTATTATTAGCATTTACAAATAAAAATCTAATATCAATATCGGGATTTTGTTGTCTAACTAATAAATGTTTTTGTCTATCTGCTAAATCAAAAAAACCTTTTGTTTCTATGTATATACCTTGTTTTGAAAGATAAAAATCGGGAGTATACTTTTTAATTTTAGGTTGATACTCTATGTAAAACTTTTCATAGTCATATTTAACATCATTCTTAATCAACCAGTGGGCAAAACCTCTTTCAAACTCAGAACGAAATCCCTTTCTTTTCATATTAAACTTTTTGTTTTGTATCTATTTGTAATTTCAATATTTTTTACAAAAACAGAGTGTAAACTAGGTGCGTTTTTTTCTAGTTCTATCATAGTTTCATTTATATCTATGGTAGGTAAGATAGCTAATTTACCTTGTTTTATTTTTATAAACAAAGAGTTAAAATACCTTTCAATAACTTGTGTAGTTCTTAGTATGTTATCCTCTTTATAAAAACCATCTTTTCCGTGATGTTGTCTTACTATTAAAGGATGACAATTTTCTGTAGACCTCATAAACTCAGTGACTTCACCACCACCAGTTTGTTCTTCATTTTCAGTATATACCCAAATAGCATCTTTATTAGCCATTATATCATCTTTACGATAGGGTGCTGATAACCATAATACGTTCATAAATTTTTTACCTCTGTATTCTTTAACTTATTATACCAAACCAACGGCTTTGACTTAGCTTTTGATGTAACCTTTTCATGTAACTCAGCTTTAGGCCAACAATGACTTCTAAACTCACAGTACCCACATGTGCTTTCTAAAAGAGTGTTACCAGTAGATATTCTCATACCCTTTTGTTTACCAGACTTCGGTACATACGTTTCTTCTATATCATTAAATAATTTCTTAAATTTAGTTTTAGAATTAAGTATCTTAATTGTTTCGTTAGCTTGCTCTAACATATCTTTTCTATCTTCTTTTTGGTCTTCTGGTGCTTCACATACAGCAAATTCACCAGTAACTTTATTTATTGCTATCCAACCACCAAAAGGTGAGTCATCCGCCTCACTATACATATGTCCTTGCATAATATATCCAAATGAATCATTTTCTTTTATTTTATTGTAACTACCATACTGACCAAACTTACTAAGAAAACTTGCAGGACTTGCAGATTTTATATCCCATACCCTACCATCTATTTTAACATCATATGTACCTTTTAATTCTATATCACCAATTTTTAATGACACAGGTTCTTGCAACTTTTCTATGTTTATACCTGCACCTTTCATAACTGCTATAGCAACCGCTTCTAGCAAATCCCCCATCAAAAATTTTATTATTGTATTGTATTGAAACTCTTTTTTAATACCTTTTTTTTCTAACTGCTGTTGGCATAAAGGCTTACCAAGACCAGACATACGAATACGCCAATCCATTTGTTCGTTAAATTGTTTTTCTAATGCTCTACCACAAGACTCTTTAAACTCTTTAATAACATCGGGGGAAAGTGGTTTAGACTTTCCCCCAACTGCATCATAGAGAAAATTCTCTATTAGAGTAGATAACATCTATTAGCTGTCTAACTCAATAGCTAGGGAGTGGTCGCCATCTTTAGTTTTTTGCTTAACAGAAGTTCTATGCTTCTCCATGACACTTTCGTTT